GTTAGCTCAGTGTACTTCTTAGCGATCGGCTCTGCGTAGCGGATAAACTCTGTACGCATGTCGGATGTCCAGGCTTCAGGCTTAGATCTATTAAGGAACCACTGACTAACCTTAATCAGCGGAAAGAAGAACGGTTTGCGTTCGCTTGGTACGGATGTCGTGATCGGATCGGGCAGCATCTCTGTCCACAGCATGATCTGGCGCAAGGCGGCTGGGTCACCGTCTTGCAGTTTCTTCTGATGTGCCGCTACACGTTCTAACCGTTTGCCTTGCTCATTAGTTAGATTAACTGACTGCAGCAAATCAGATACGTTATCACCTTTAGCTCTTGCACTGGATATGATAGCGCCGGCCTGTGCTGCTAAGCCAATCACTTCGCCCATTTGCTCAAGGGTTTCTGTGCGTCTCTTGTTTAGCTTCTTGATTATTTCTTTAAGTTCTTGCATCTGTCCCTGCCTTTCAATAGTGCGGCATTGTTAAACTTAGGAATCTCACGACGCCGCGTGTCGTGATGTTTCCTTGCCCTGAGATCGTATGACTCACGAGCCTTTTGGCTTTTCTGTGCTCTGACAGGCAAACCAAGGCGATCAGTTAGACTGAGCACCCGCTTACTAAACGCCTGCTTTGTGATCTTGTGTTCCTTGGCAAGCTGGGTCATCGACTTGGTTGATCTGTTAAGCACAACCGCCAGGACAGACTGCTCCAGCGTGTCGGCCATATTCTGAACGGCTGGATGATCTGGCGCCTTAGTTATCAGGTAATGAAACACCTGGGTGGTCAAAGCCACTGATGACGTTGTAACAGTCAGACCCAGCTCATAAAACGCCTCATGGACTAGATCCGCAATCCCATCGATCCGGGTGGAAACGTGAGCCGATCCGCATGGGATCCGTTCTAACGCTTGCTGATCTATCATATTAAATTAACCCCGCTGGTGCAGTGCTTGGTGCAGTAATGGAAATGACCGTCTGCATTAGTGCAATAATAGGGCCTATAGGCCCTTTATTACTGCACCTACATGCTCCCCAATACTGCACTAGTGCAATAAGGGTTACTGCACCAACTTTAGAATGGTTCATTTGTCACCTTTTTACTGAATAAACCATCGCTGGCTTCTTCGATTAAACCGTCCTCTTTTGCCTGCTTTATGCGTGCCTTGGCCTGCCGTTCCTGTAGCCCTGTAGCCTGTTGTACAAATGTAACAACCTGGGTGTACTTAGCCCCTTCAGGTAGCTTAGACCAATCGATCGTGGATGCCCGGCGGCCAACCGACTTCTCAGGCGCTCCAACCTCAAGCCACGCCATGCCCTTGTCGGCATGTTTTAGGTGAACCGACGGCTGCGCCTTTGTGGCGATTAAATCGCTCGCTGTTACGCTTGCACGCAACCCAGACCGCTTCCCTCGTTTCGTTACCTCAAACTTGTACGTATACGTTCCTTGCTCATCCTGGCCACAACTGGACAGCATTAAAACGGCCCGCGCCCAGTTCGTTAGCTCTGAGGAACCAAATCCGCTGTATGCCTTGTCGTGCCCTTGGTAACCGCTGCCGTCCCGTGTTGGCTTCGGCGTGTGATGGATGAGCATCCAGGCAAACCCAGCCGACAACGCCAGCGGATTGAGCATGTTCCGCAAAAAGCCACCGGCCGTCTCCTGACTGGATAGGTCGCCACCGATAAACGCAAGCAACGGATCCACCCACGCCAGATGCGGCTTGTGTTTTTCGACAAGGCGACGCATCCGATCCACAAACCGCTCCCCTGTCGATGTGCAGTCACGCACGATCACGATGTTTTGCTTAACAAGCGAAAGCTCATCGTCAGTAAGGTTTAGTGCATTCAAGATGCCCTGCAAAGCCTCCGCCACGTCGCCTTCATCGTTCTCGGCCTGCACTATCAGCGACTTCAACGGCTTGCCGTGTGGCGATATGCCAAACAGATCACGGCCGCACGCCCAGGTGATAGCGGCTTGAAGGCACAGCACGCTCTTACCAAGGCCACTGCTGCCAACCCACAAGGCGGATCCACCACGACAAATCCATCGCTTGCCTAGCAGTTGAGTCGGATCTGCGTCCTCCTTGAAATTGACCAAGTCCTCCCATTTGTACGGCTCTGGGATATCACCGTAGATCGTGCGTTCTTGCCATTCGATGTAGGTCAGCGTTGGAGCGCCACACTCGACCAACTCTTGCTGCTGGCCAGTGGCCGTACGCATAGCACCTGGCAACCTGGACAACCGCCCGGCGTCCTTGTTGGCAGGATCTAGCTTGGTGTGTTCTAGGTGCTTATAAATAAACGCCACACGCTCGGCAAACTCCTTGGCGTTGGCCGCCCTAACATCAACAAAAGCATGCAAACTACGTGAACCGCTTTTGATGATTGCAGACGTAGGCAACCCACTGCGCTTAATGATCGCCCATTGTTCCATCAGCGTGCTTTCGTCGAATTCGATTAAGCAGTGCCGATATTTTGTGATGTGCTCTGAAGCACGACCTTTCCCGTTATTAGAGTTGATCGACACATACACTCCGACGGCGGATCCTTGCCATTCTTTCAAACCATCGCCCTTGAAAATTTCCAGCCACTCCTCCCGGCTTCTCGTTTCACCGCTGCCGTCCGGCCGCTCGCGGTCGCCGTCCTTAATCGATCGGCAGATATTGATCTGATCGCCCACGTCAAAGCATGTAGTCAGGAACTTATCTACTGGCCCGCTCTCCACGCTAATAGGCATGGGCGGCACTGGCAGATCCTCGCGCACGATCGCCCCATTTTGATAACCATACTTCGCTTTCGGCCTCCACGCTTCCCTAGCTGGCTTCGTGTAGGCTGACTTGACGGCGGCCACTGCCTCCTTTTGCGTTAGGCCAAACTTTGCTCCCCAAATCTCGGCCTCAGTCTCAGCGTCGAACTGCGACAAACCTTGGTCACGAAATTGCAACGCCATCTTAAACAGCTCGGTATTTCTATGCCCCTCCGGCGCCCCGTTGTGGTAAATGGCTTCGGTGGCTGGCGGAAGTGCGATCATTTCTTGGCCTCAATAGCTTTTGCCTTATGCTCCTCGGCTCGCTTCAGCATCTCCTTGCAGATCGTGATCGCCAGATCCAACCGTGTACGCACGGCCTGATACTGCTCTTTCAGCAGATTCTTTTTTGCACGCTCAAGGATTTCGAGGTGCCAGGTAAGGCGCTTTACGGACATAAACGCAGCCACTCCAAGCTGGATAACGTTATCGTGTCTTGTGGTTCAGTTTGAGCGGGTCGGATTAAAAAATCGTAAAATTCATCTGGATTGTGATTCCTTACAAAGTCTAAGAATTTTTTGATAACTTCTTTTGTAGTAAGATTTCGGTCTGGTTTAATCCACCCTCTCAAAAAGCGAACGTTTGAGACAATAGTTTCGGCCGCATTTATTTGTTGATGATGCGGAGAATTGTGTGACGCAATAATGTATATGGAAAATGGAGCCAATGGATCTGCGACGCGTTCAAATGCTAGTTTTTGGCCATAAGGAGAAACAGCATCTGTATGCTTTGCCTCAAAAAATACGTGGCCCTTGCCCCAAAAATCCATATATCCGTCAATGTTGGTTGGCGTAATAGTTCCAAAACATAGGTTGCTGAAATCAATGATCTGCTCGGCATAACGGACATTCCTTATTTTGCCTCTTGTCTCGTCATTCATCTGCAATCCTCCCAATCCATCCAAAGCCCTTAAATTCGCTAATGAATTTTTGGATTTTGCTTCCAAAATATAGAACTGCTTGGCCTTGCAGGGGTGCACCTCCGGGCTTTCCTTCTTTATTTACGAACCTAATTCTTCCGTTTGGGAAACAAATGGCTGAGGCGTGTTTAATCATTTCATTGAACCACTCCGTCTCGGTTGCGTTATTTACCAAGACAATCGCTTCCGTGATTTCTTTGTTTGCGAATTTGGCAGCTACAGCCTTTGCAAAGTTTGCAATCAGCGGCTGGGCATAAGGCGGATTCATAAAAACACGGCCATGCCATTTTTTAGTTAAACCGTCTGCTTTTGAATCATAGTATTTGTCGGCCTTAACGGTTTCATTCGCCTGGGCACAAGATGCTGGATCTGTATCAATCCCGCCCATAACAGCTCGCGCTGCTTCAATATAACCGGCTGGCGTGTACCACTCGTTTTCTCCGCTGTTATGCGAAACGTGAGCTATCTTTAACGCTTCGGACATGCTCACAACGCCATCCCTTACCTGCTCAAACTCTTTTTTTGGCATCCTTGCAAGCTGCTGGGAAAGGCTTGAAATTTTTTTATCAACCCCAAGATCCGAAAGGGTAGGCGTAACATCCTTAAGGCGGTTTTCTTTTGGTACCGCCTTAAGTTGATGCCCTTGCGCCCCTTTGTTTTTTGGCGTTTCTGCAAGCAGCTCCCCAAGCCTTCTCATCGCTTCCAGCTCAATACTACGAGCGTGCTGAACAGCCTCCTCTCCCAACTGCTGCCGCCTTGCGTAAATCTTGGCGGCCCCCGCGACGTCCATAATCTTTTTAACTTCCTGCATCGACTTGGCCTCAATAAGCATCTCGCTTGCCCTGCTTAATCGCTCAATCACCGAATCTTTAATTGCTATTTGTTGTAACATTTTATTCGTTTTTGTTTTGTTGTTTAACTACCACTGCCCCATTCCCCACCGCATACGATTGGCACGAGCCTCTCGCACACAGTCGGCGTACTGCTTCGGCGTGTAGGTGCCGATGACGCGGGCGGAGAACATGGTGAGAAGATCGGCTAGGCTCACAACACCGCCTTCGGCAGCGGCCCCGCTAGTTTGTAGTGGTACTTGCTGGCGTCGTACTCCAACGGATAGCCAAAAAAGTCACGCAGTAGATCAATGTCCCGCTGGATCGTCTTGTAGCTACATTCGAGCTCAACGCCCAACCTGGCACAGCTAGGCAGCGTCAGATCCCGGCGCAACTTGCCAGCGATCAAGCCTAGGCGGCGGAACGTCGGCCGCGTGTCGCCCAAGCCCATCGCACGCTGGCTTTTCGATGCAAACGTGGCGGCCTTCGTGCTCATTTACTCACCTCCACCATCGCCACCTTCGGCAGCCTCATCGCGTTGAACTGTTTTTCGCTGGCTGCAAACACGTCGATCACCGGCAACTTTCCACCGCTGGCCTTCTTGCTCTTGACGGCAGTGCCGGTATCCACAGCCACCCACTCACGCTTGGCGCCGATCACGCGGATCCGTGACCACAGCGGAATGATGTCTGGATCGACGGCGCAGTGACGGCCGGCCCGCAACCTAGTGCCAGTGCTGGACTGATAGCGACTGCTCCACTCGTCCTCACCCGGCCAATAGCCAGTGATGCGAACCTTGATCTTTTTCACGTCGATCTTTTTGGCGTCCGGCCGCATGTCGATCATCAAGTTCGACGCCTGGGTGGCTGGGAAGCCAAAGAACGCCAGGAAAGTAAGCACTACGTTGCAAAGCGCTCTCATAGCCCTGCCCTTATGCGATCAATCAGATCGTTCTCGCGCCCTTCCGCAGCAGCCAGCGCAGCCTTCGCCTCCGCCAGCTCACGGGCCAACGAGCGCACGCGGTTCAGTAACTGCTCGTGCGTGGATTGTTCAGGCAGTACCTCAATCACAGCGCACCTCCCGCGGGTCATACTTCTTCAGCCAGCGCCAAACCTTGCAGATGGATGTGAATGCCTCAAACGCCTGGGCAACTTGCTCGGCAGTGTACTTGATGTCCTGCAACTGGCCGGTGACTGGATCGATCAGAATGTTCCGGCACGCCATGCCTTCGTCCGTAAAGGCGTACGCGTAGGCGGACAGTTGTAGCAGGTCAGTTTCATAGCCGGTGGCTTTCGAGATGCCTTTTGCATCCGTCTTGAATTTGCGGGTTTTGAAATCAACCACCTCGATCTCGCCGTGAATATCACAGATCAAATCCACTCGCCCTGCATAGCCTTCGGCCTCGTTCACCAGCACGGCCTCATTGACGTGCACTTTTGAAACACAACATTCCCGCCACTTTTTCAGCCCGGCATAGTGTTCCTCGTAACCTTTGATTAAGTCGCCCGGATCCTCGCGGTTAATGATGATTTCAGCCAGGGAATGAATGTGAGTCCCGCGGGCAGCAGCGGCCTCCACCTCTTTGCGGCTGTCCAATACCACACGCTTGGCAAAGTCGCTGTCGGCTTCGCCTTCGTTCCGTGGTAGCGACAAGGCGGATAGAATCGCCTGCTCCTCTTTCCAGTTCATCAGCCCCTGTTTGCTGGGGCCAGCAGCTCCGAGAATTGTGGTCACGGATGGAAACGCACCCACCTTGCGGGCGGATCGCAGATCACCGTGGCACGACTCACCCGACGTCAGGTAATAGTGCGACGACTCCGCTTTTGCGGTTGCGATAATCGGTGCCATCAGTTCCACCTTCCGATCGCCGGCATGAGTTGAATCGCCAACGCCACAGCACAAAGCGGGAACATGATTTGAACGACAACAGACAGGATTTCCATGGGGGTCTTTCTGGCCGGAGTGGGAATTGCCCACCCCGGCCAAG